CTACAAGGAATTGTAACTGAAGCACCAGTAGCCGCTGCTACCAATACAGTATCACCAACACGTAAACCGTGTGATCCTGCTACATAAGTTGCGTTAGTTCCTGCGTGTGCTGTAATTGCAACAATCGAAGTTGCTACTGTAACTGTTCCTGTGTAGGCTAGATGTAATCTACCTTGTTCAGACCATACCACTCTATCAGCGGCCATAGCCTCTTCAGCTCCTACTTGTGAAAGAAATCCTGAGATAGTTCTGTTTCCAAAAACCTCTGCTTCTTTCTCCATAAGATCTGGTAAATATTGTTGTTCCCAACCAGTACTACCATCGATAAAATCGATATAGTTTGACGCTAACGTCGACTGAATGGGATTTGGGACAGTGTTTAAACTGCCACCTGCTGTAATTGCCATTTTCTTTTAATTTTAAATTGTTATTTTTGTTTAATTTTAAGTTTAAAATCTTCAGTTGTATCACCTAAAACTTTAAACTTTAATCCCCCAGCTTCTACCTCTCCGTGGGACTGTCTAGGAGTCATATCTATATTTTTAGCACTTTCAATACTATTTTTCATAGCATCTGCTTTTCCTTGTTCATAAAAGTGGTTAGCTATAGCATCAGGATTCATAGCGGTGTATAAAGCTTTGTGATAACCATTAGCATCTTTTAGTTGAAATTTGTCTTTGTCAAGAAACTTCTCAACAAAACTACCTAAATCAGCTTGATCATTTTTTACTTTATTAACATCTTTCACGTTGAATCTAAATTTTTTATCTCCGACATTATATTCAAAACCTTTGAACTTGTCGTTAAATAAATTATTTGTTTTTTTAACAAAAACTTTTTGATTCGCTTTTATAGTATCGCTTTCTACCTTTGACTCCTTGTTGTACCTATTAAAGAAATCTACAGCTTTTTGTTGTTCTTGAGTCAACTTTGACCCAGCTTTGATATCTTCATAGTATTTGGACTTTAACCCGTCCAAGTGGTTTTTAGCGCCGGCAACTTGCTCTTTTAACGCTAATTGTTTTCTTTTTATTTCTATCTCATCGTCTACATCTTCATCCCAAGAGAATTGATCTTCTAATGTAAATCTTATTTCTTCTTCGGTTAAATGAGGTTTTGTTGTTGCATAATATTCCATTAGTAACGAAGCATCATCATAGTTATTATAGTCACGCTTCAACGCAACATAATCTTCTAAATTACCACCTGTTTCTTCCATGAAGTCCATTAGTTTTTGGACACTTTCTGGAATTGGTTTTCCAGTAGTTTCAGCTTCAGCAACAGCTTCTTCAACTTGCTCTTCTAGTTCTTCAACTGTTTCTTTTACCTCTTCATCTGTAATTTCTTCTAAAACAGGTTGTTCAACATTTTCTTCTGTAGGTTGTTCAACATCTTCTTTTTTATTAGTCGTTTCTTCAACAATCTCTTCTTGAACATTCTCGATTTTTGTGGTATCCACTGGTTGTTCATTTTCCTCTGTTTTTGGTGGAGCACTTAAATCAACTTTGATAGGTTCGTCGTCTTGACTAATCTTTTTCATTGTTGGTTTCTTCTTCACTTTAATTTTTTCAACTGTATTGTCTACTTTTGGTTGTTCGATAGTCTCTTCTACTACCTCTGTTTTCTTTTTTGCCATAATATAATATAATAATAATTAATAAAAATTTACTTAGGATCAAATGCACCTAAATTAAATCCACCGCTTAGTATATCATTACCTGCAGATTCGAAATTTTTAGGTGGTTTTCCACTATTTCTTTGATCTATAAGTTCGCTTTGTTGTGATGCTTGTATTTTTGTTCTTTCGTCTTTACGATCTTCTTTGTATTTTTCTTTTTCAATGTCACTCGTTTTCATTTGTTCTAGTGCTACATTTATTCTAAATTCATGATCCATTAGATCCTTTTTAATTTGAGATTCATGATTTAAAACTAACATTTCATTTTGTGTTTTTGCACCTTCTATTTGCATTGTTGTTTGTGCAAGTGCTTGTGATTTAGTTATTTCCATTTTAGCAGCAGCTTGTTGTGCTTGAATGTTAGCTTCAGATTGTGCTTTTATATTTTCTTGCTGTATCTTCTGATCTTTATCTATCTTCCTTTTTCTACGTATTTTAAGTAATTGGTTAGCAAGTTTTATATTTTTTATTTCCCTTAAATCAATCGCATCTTCTAATTCTATATTTTCTTTTGATAAAGCTATTTGGATATTGTTCTCTAACATTGCTTTTTCTTCTTCATCAGGTTGTAATTCTATAAATATACCAAAATCGTATAAATGTAATTCACTCATTTCACTTAATACAGCAACGTTGTGCGTTCCTATAGCTTGAATAAAAGCATCTCTTGTAGGTGAGTATTCTATAATATCTGATATTCTAAGTGATAAACACTCAGCAGTTTCAGCAGTTAAGAATAACCCAGCTTGTAAAATGTGCCTTGTAGCAGTATTAGAATTAGCGGCAGCCATTTTTTGTATACCAACTAATGATTTAGGATCAGGCATACTACCATCTCTTGCTTCATTTAAACCAGTTACATCACGCATCATTTGAAGATAATAGTTATAATTTGCTATTAAAGTTTGTATTTTATTACTTCCAGCACCACTTTGTATTTCTTGAATAGGGATTTTACCTGGATTTCCATCTCCATCAGCAGTAAACGATCTACCTATAACACTACCGGTTTGAAAGAACATATTCAAAGCTTCTTGTGGATTATAATTAGTTCCATTACCTAAGTCAACCTCAGCTAAACCATCTACATCTAAATAAATACCATCTGGTACCATTTTAGCTAATACTTGCTGTAACTTAAGATGCGTTAACTGAATCATGTCTGCAAAGCCCGTAATTCTACTAACTAAAGATTCTATTTTACCATTATATATTCTAGGTGCAACAATACTATAATTCATTTTAACTTTAGTAAAATCACTTTTAGGACGCATCATATTTTTAGACATTTCCCATTTCAAAAGCTTTTCTGTACCTACTATTAAAGCACCTTCATAAAGACACTCTATTGATCTTTGTAATTTACTATAACTACCTTCTTTAGCTTCTGGTGGATTAAAAGTATCGTTTTTAACTATCAATTTCTCAGAACCAGTATTAGTTTCTTTCACTTTATAAACTTCATTCATATATGTTTTATAATTAAAATATAGAATTTGAAGTTTATTACCATCTTCATCGTCAGGACTATAACGCATTTTAGTAACAGGGCCAGTTGTTTTTATTATTTCATCTAAGTCTTCATGCTCTAAGTGTGGGAATTGTTTGACTAACTCATTTATAGGAATTGATTTAATTTCCCCTGCATAATATATATCATCAAAATAAGGAGAATCTGTATGAGAATAAACTAAATTAACAGGATCAACATAATCTATAGTAACACCTTCTGATGTATTAAATGATGTTTTTACTGCACCTATTCCTATAGTTGTTAAATCATAATAAAATCTTTTTTTCGTAAGATCGTAATTATTTCCATTAAGTAAAGTGTTTATTGCTTGTTCTTCAGCTAACTCAATTTCTTGTTTATAACTAAGCTGCATGTGTAACTCTAGTTCCTCCTCTGTACTAGGTAATTCTTCCGTGGGGTTCTCCTGCATATCTATTCCAAAAGAGTCACTTATAAATTGATTCCACTCCTTATTACGCATATCATTTAACATTGACTGCATATAAGCTGTACGTTTACTCATGCCATATGGATCTTGGGAGTATGCTTTTATATCATAGACTCTATCCGCAATACCATTAACTACTATATCTACAAATTTTGGTATAATAGGAACTGGTTTCCAATCTAAATTTAAATAGGACAAATCACCATTTACAGATAATTCATCCTTATATTTTTGAATTGATTGCTCTCCGCGAGCGTATAATCTTAAATTATGAAAATTGTTTTTATTAGTGGAATATCGGCTTTTTTGCTTGTTATCATTAAGCCATTCGTTCTCAATAGCCTTAGCTATTTTTAAGCCATAATCATAACTTATTTTTTCTAAATCACTAACAACTTGACTTGGAAAAGAATTTTTTACAGTTGACTTTGCCATCTTTAATTTTTAATTATTTTGGATATACTACCTTTATTTGAATATTTAGTAATATTTATATCTATTTTTGGTTTTTCTATTTTTGCGTTTGGAGCATATAAATGCCTATTGTTTGCCATAATTGCTAAACCTGAACTTATAGATGCATCAAACTTTGTACGTTTAGTTATATCAAATCTAGTCCAATCATTTAGTAGAGCATTAAAATATAAATCTCCAAATGTCCCATCTTGTTGCATACCTACATGATCTTGAATATACATCTCAATCGCGGCGGCATGCGCTTGTTTTATATCCTCGCTTGAGTTAGGAATTCCTCCAACTTCTTTTTCCGCGACAGACAACTTGTTCCATATCTTGTCCGGCCTGTTCATGCTAAATCCTCTATAACCTCTTCGTCTCAAGTAATAAAGTAATCTAGGCTTATTATTCTCACAAAGTATTGGCATACCGTAAAATACTATTGCCATTAAAACATCTTCAAAGAATATCTCTGCGGTAGGTGGTCTTGACAAGTATTCTAAAAAGAAACTATTTGCAGGGGCATCTTCCATTGAAAATCTTGTTAATCCATGAAGCGCACCCTTAGAACCTTCTCCGTCCACCGTCCCTGATATATCATATGAGTCACATCCAAACGCCCCCATATGTTCATTACCAGGATATCTTATACCATTCTTAAGTATAACTCTATTTTGTAATCCAGTTTTTGGAACCCAACTTACTTTAAATCTACCGTTTTGATCTGGGTAGAATATAACTTGTGTATCTTTTACCCCATTCACCCATTGGAAATTACCTTTTGTAACCCCAAGGGTTCTAGACATTTCTTCGTTATAATCTATTTGTTCGTATATCTTAACTAGATTAAATATACTCCCTTTTGCTTCGTCTCTAAATGCGTGTTCAGTAGTTTTAGGGAATTGCCTATAAAATTCATTTAACGCATCGTGATCTCCTTTCAAACCATCAGCTTCATTTTGCCAATGTTCTACAATACCTATATCTATTAATTCTCC